AATACCGCATGAAGTTATCATCACATATTAAAAAATCTTATGAAGCAAAAGAAATCCCAATTAATGAGCTAAGTAGTGAAATTCAAAAGGCTTTTAAAAACGGCGATAGTCATATTGATCTAAACTCTGATGATTTAATGGTTTATCACTATAAGAAGGATGATTGGCAATTATGGGCGCATCCCATGATTAACTCAATCCTTGATGATATCACCATGCTAGAAAAGATGAAACTAGCAGACATGTCGGCACTTGATGGTGCCATCTCTAATATTCGCCTATGGAAACTGGGTGATTTTGATAATAAAGTTCTACCAACTAGAGCCGCTATTGATAAATTGCGTAATATTCTAGCAAGTAATGTTGGCGGCGGTACTATGGACTTGGTTTGGGGTCCAGAACTTGACTTTAAAGAAAGTAATACTCAAGTATTTAAATTCTTGGGTAGTGAAAAGTATCAACCAGTATTAAACAGTGTCTATGCCGGATTGGGAATTCCACCTACTTTAACAGGTCTTGCCGGAAATGGTGGTGGATACACAAATAACTTTGTATCACTCAAAACCCTAATTGAAAGATTAGAGTATGGTAGAAATCTTTTGGAAAAATTCTGGAATACTGAATTAAGAAAAGTCCAGAAAGCTATGGGTTTTGCTAAACCTGCGAAAATGCATTTTGATCATATGGTACTTTCTGATGAATCTGCTGAAAAAAGTCTATTAGTACAATTAGCTGATAGAGATCTTATTTCTACAGAAACCATTCGTGAGCGATTTGGTGAAATTGATGATATTGAAGATTCACGAATTAAGGCAGAGCGAAGAACTAGAAAGTCCAATAAAGTGCCGCCAAAAGCTGGACCTTATCATAACTCTCATATATCTGATGATTATAAGAAAGTTGCTCTTAATAAAGATCAGATAACAATTGATCAGGTCACAGATTTACAACCTAAACCGCAAGAGCCGGAACCAGTGGTTGAACAACCCAGAGTTCAGGAAGAAAATCCCAACACTTCTGAAAGACCTGATGGTGGTAGACCCAAAAATGCATTTGATACAAAACCTCGTAAACAAAAGGTTGTTAAACCTTTGACGGGTCCAAGCTCCGCAAATGTATTAATCTGGGCAACATCTGCACAAAAGGAAATAACTGATTTACTGCAACCAGCTTTATTAGACCATTATGGTAAATCAAATGTTAGAAAATTAACAAAACAGGAAGCTGAAGAATTAGAGTTATCTAAGTTTGTTGTACTTTCTAATCTAAAACCATTTACTGAGATAAATGAGGATATAATATTCGATATATTGAAAACAAATGCAAAAGTTGACACTCATATCTTAAGTCAGGTTGAGCAATTTGTCAAGGATTTTGTGGACAAAAACTCTAAGACGCCATCAGTAGATGAGATGCGTCAAATCTACTGTTTGTCGTACTCATATGTAAAAAGTCCACTTGAGTAGAAAAATGGTGTATAAAAAATATGAGGTGATCATATGAAAATTCATAAGCAAGAAATCTTAGATGGTTTATCAGAAAAAATCGAGGCTAGTGCCAGTGTGTCACTAGATGCTCAGATTCTGATTGATTCTGATTTGGACCATCCCTCTGAAGAAGAAATACAGAAAACACTTGCTGGTTATGGGCATTCCAACCCTGACCAGATCGATCTGTATTACATCAATACTGTTTTGGTTTCTACTGGGTGGAATAAAAACGACGATGTATTTGCTGCTGAAGAAGCTTGGGCTGCCAGGAATACTCCTGTGGACAAGCAATTTAACTATATGCACGATGAGAGCGATATCATAGGGCATATTACTGGTAGCACTGTTGTTGATGAAAACGGCACAAAAATTGAAACTGAAGACCCACCCGAAAAATTTGACATCATTACCTCAGCCGTTCTATATAAATCCTGGAGCGATTCAGAATTAAGAGAAAGGATGTCTCAGATAGTTTCTGAGATAGAAGAAGGAAAATGGGCGGTTTCTATGGAATGTTTATTCTCAGATTTTGACTACTCAGTCGTTTCACCTGATGGTGAGATGAAGGTTGTAGCAAGAAATGATGAATCAGCATTTCTGACGAAACATCTCCGTGTTTATGGCGGGAAAGGAGTGTACGAAGGATATAAAGTAGGAAGATTGCTACGCAATATCGCTTTTTCTGGTAAGGGGTTGGTTAATAAACCAGCTAACCCACGAAGTATTATTCTTCAACCAGACGAAGACCCATTCGATGATAACTTTACCAACTCTGTAAATGTAGAGGAGTTTAACATGGCTGATGATCAGAAAGTCGAAAGTTCTGACATTGAAGTAGAAGCAGCGGTTGCTTCAGTCAATGACGAGCTAGAGACGATCAAAGCTGACCACGAAGCGGCTGTTGACGGTCTTTCCGCCACAATCGCTGAACGAGATGCTAAGATCACAGAACTAGAAGAGAGTGCTGCTGCACTAACTTCTGAACTGGAAGAAACCAAAGCTAAACTAGATGAGACTTCAACTCAGCTAGGTGAAGCCGAGGCTACTATTCGTACTATGGTTCGTACAGCACAGGCTAAAGATGCTGGTATCGCAGACGATAAAGTCGAAGATACTCTCGCTAAGTTTGACGCTGTCGATGATGAAGCTTTTGCAGCTATGCTTGATCTTGTTAAGACTCAGGCACATGTCAGCTTAGAATCAGTCAACGACAATCCGGCTCCAGCACCTGCTCCAGAGCCAGTCGCTGAAGAAGAAGTCGAAGCTGAAGAAGAAGTAGCTGAAGAAGAAATCGAAGAAGCAGTTGAAGAATCTGAAGCTGCTCTAATTGATGCTCCTGAACCAGTACAGAGCGCTTTTGCATCTGCTACTGAGTTTTTCAGAACTTCTGTTCTAAACACCACTAAAAATCTCAAGTAGGAGAGAAAATAATGGCACTTAAAGGTGATCGAAACGTACTCGAAACTGATATTAGTTTCTTTATCAATGTGACTGCTGAAAAGGGGCAGCTTATACATCTATCAACTGGCGCTTCTGGTGCTGCGATGGATAATTCTGCCGCTTTAGCAACAACCGCTAGTGGAACTGGTGGAACTAGCCCACTGGGTATCATCCTGAATGATGTCGTTGACATCGATCAGACTCGTCAACACATCAACTGGCACAAAGACGAAGTTCAGAAGGGTGGCAAATGTACCATTCTTAGAAAAGGTACGGTTGTTACTGATCAGGTTACTGGTTCACCAGCCGCTGGCGCAACTGCATATGTCAATGCTAACGGTACTGTTGGCGCGCAGGTTAGCAGTTCAGCAGCAGTTGGAAAATTCCTTTCCTCTAAGGACGCTGATGGCTACATTAAAGTCGCCATTAACCTTCCATAAAAATAAAAGATAGGAGAATATAAATGTCTTTTACACAGAAGCCCAGTCCTGAATTTATCGACCTTCTCAAGAAGGCCGGTAGCGCTGATAAAGCAGAAGCTCTAGTAGCACAGCACGAACTTGCTAAAGCTATCGAACTTCCGCTACGTGAAGGCGTTCTCGTTGGCGATATTGCTGGCGGTATCTTTGAGCGCATCACAATGGAACCCGGAACTTCTACTGAGTTCCCACTAGATCTCCTGTCACCTGGTCAGGAAGACGAATTCATTGCCTACACTAATCCTGGTAATGGTCGTGTTCCAGAGCGAACAGTTGAAGGCGATTACGTAATGATTCCTACGTATAGCGTCACAAACGCTATCGATATGCTTCTTCGTTATGTCCGAGAAGCCCGTTGGGACGTTGTCTCACGCGCTGCTCGCGTCCTAGAGGCTGGTTTCGTTAAGAAGATGAACGATGATGGATGGCACACGATCCTCGCCGCTGGCGTTGACCGTAACGTCCTCGTTTACGATGCAGATGCTGCTGCTGGTCAGTTCACGAAGCGACAGATTTCTCTGATGAAGTCCGTCATGCGACGTAACGCTGGTGGTAACAGTGCTTCTCTTAATCGTGGCAGTTTAACTGATCTCTATCTATCACCTGAAGGTCTCGAAGATATTCGAAACTGGGGTGTTGATCAGGCTGACGAAACGACCCGTCGTGAGATTTATCAGTCCGCTGATGATGGTGGTGCTATCACCAGAATCTTTGGTGTTAATCTCCATGCTCTCGATGAACTTGGTCAAAGCCAAGAATACCAGAATTATTTCTCAACTAATCTTTCTGGTTCACTTGGTCCATCAAGTGATGTCGAGCTTGTTGTTGGTCTTGATCTCGCTGCTAATGACAGCTTTGTCATGCCCGTCAAGCAGGAAGTTACCGTTTTCGAAGACGAAGCACTGCATCGTCACCAGAAGATGGGCTTCTACGGTTTCGCAGAAATCGGCTTTGGTGTTCTAGATTCACGACGAGTTCTACTCGGCTCCTTCTAAACATCGTGGCTGTATAATATTAGGGAGGTGGCAGAAATGCCGCCTC